TTTTGAATATTTTGTTCATCTTTTACTTCTTCACGTGCTATAATATATTCTTTGACAAAGCCTGATCTAACAATGTCGTTAATACCGAACTCAATCAGTTCCAGAGAATCCATTGTCTTAAAAATCTTAAGTGATTCTTTGAAGCCTGAATCTTCTTTAATCAGGTCGGTCTGTCTAATGTCACCACAAATAATGAGCTTACTGTTATCACCTAATCTGGTAATGACTGAGTTAAGCTCGTGATCATTCATGTTTTGACACTCATCAATAAGAACAATACAATCATCCAGAGTGATGCCTCTAATAAAGCTGGTGGGCATAAACTCAACGTGATCTTTATTCTTAAGTATCTCATATGCATCGCCTCTATTAAAGAGGTTGCCGAATATTTGTTTGTAAGGTGCTTCATATACTGCCATCTTATCTTCTTGTTTACCAGGTAGGAAACCCATATCTCTGGTAGGAACAACTGAACGTACTATGATTAGCTTCTCATAGTACCCCTCAAGTACATCTTGAATAGCATGATAGCATGGTAAGAATGTCTTGCCTGTACCTGCGTATCCATATAGGAAAAGGTTTTTTCCATTTTCGTATGCATCAAATGCTCTACGTTGATTAAACGTTTTTGGTTCTATTCTCCTTGGAAAGAATTTATTCGTCAAAGTCTTAGTCTCGTGATGTAAGACGCCTTGCATTTCGAGGCGTCGTTGCTTTTTGCGAGTTAACTTGCGTGGCATAGATTACCTTATCTGTTGTCACGTATCCTTCCTTAACGATGCTCTCGCTGATTGCAGGCCTTGAATCACTTTATGCTTCTGCACAGTTTGATCTACTTTAACCTGACGTGCTGATCGAGAGGATCCATATTTTTCTGCAACATGAGATCCTCTATTGGCATCACCAATCCTATTCATTAAGTCATTAAATCCACCATCAGTCTTTCTGAAGCCTAAGCCAGCAGAATCGCCTGAGATAGCAGGAGCAATCTTATAAGTTCTGGATATGTGGGGATTGTCTTTAAGATACGGATCTTGTTCAGCCATTTTCATGAATAGCTCGAACTCTTCTCCAGTATCGTTATTGATGAAAGTGTAAGTTGGCATAGTTTTCCTGTCATAAGTGTAGTTGTTCTGCTCTATTAAATGTGATAGTCCTGATATCGCTCCGAGGACTCTTTAGCTATGTTGAGCATTGCACAACTACACATATATTTAGCTGAGGAGTGTTTCTCCGCGCACGTATTCATAGATATCTTTCCAATTTTGTGCTCGCTTGGCGCTACCGGCATACATACGATTATAGGGTTGATCAATGATAATTGAGTCTAGGCCAAGCTCTAAACCAACATCAGCATTCTCTTCCTTATCTTCTACCCAGATAAGACCAGAATCTCTCCACTCTTCTAATGCTTCATCCTTATCAGCGCCAGTATCTAGACAGATCACTCTATCGATAGCATTACCAAATACGTTACGCAAGTTCTGCTCACGTAGCTTCTGAGTCTCTGGATCTAATGAGAGTGATGTTACAACGTCAATCGTAATACCGAACTCATCATATAGTTTTCTCACGTATAGAACAGCGTCTCCCATAGGCTTTAACGAGCCCTGACGACTACTATTACAAAAGATTCTAGGCAGATAGAACTTACTGTTCTTGTCCAGCATAGGTTGATCAAATTGATCTAGATCAAATCGCGTATTAATATCATAGGCGGTACTATCTTTTGCTACAAGCCCAAAGTGAAATTTCATCCACTTTTCAAAGGCATAGTTCCAATCGAGCAAACATCCGTCACAATCACTTAAAATTTTCTTCATTCACTTCTCCTACTCATATTACTATTATATACTTCTTTAAAGAGAAAGGCAACATCAGACATAGATGAGAGATGACTTAAATCTTTGGGCAAGCAGTTGCCTCCAAAGCCCATTTTACCATCATGTCCAGGGACATCGTAATGAGTGCCACCGAGATCCTTATCATTTTTAAGCAGGTTCTTGAATGTACCGTTATAATCAATACCAATCTCTTTGCACATCTCGTATAGCTCATTAGCAAGAGCTACTCTAGCTGCTAATAAACTATTTCTGGCCAGCTTAAACATAACAGCTTCTTCAGGTGTGGTAAATACAATATTACGAGTTGTAGATGATTCATTTCCTGTGATTGCATAGGACAAGCTGACTCGTGGTGCCAATGCTCGATATCGGCCGACATATGAAGGATTAACACCGCATACTAATGGATAGTCAAGTGATATAGAATCGTGCTTCCAATGCTTCTCACGCAAGAACTCAGGCAGGAATATAGCTTGCGGAAACTCAGATATCTGATCAGGTCCAATTGTACATCTAATGATACGTTGGCCTGGAGTGACTTCATAAGCCTCTTTAAGAATAGAGATATCAAATGCTCCTGACTCACTGCGAGGAGTAGGCACACATATAAATGAGAATTCAGGCTCAAAATCATCTGGATACTTATACCCTTTTGCTGGGTCCTGTATCTGAATGTTAATTGCATCAGGGTCATGTACATGTCTTAGCATATACTCTGTTGCTCTACCTACAAATCCATATCCAACTATCAATAAATTAATCACTGTATTACCTCATACTCTAATGATGTCCAGTACTTCATCTGATCTTCTTTTGATCTCCAGACAAAGTCCTGCTTGTCCTCTTGGTTGCGCTTACCTAAACCTAAGAGCTCTAACTCTTCCATTCGTTTATGAAACCGCTTTACTTCTTCGAACCTATTTTTATCTTTAGGATCAACAACATCATCAACTATTCGTTCAAATCTAAAGAAGTCAGATCTGTCATATAGGTTTGACAGCCTGAGGAATGAATAATCAACACCGTGATACCCAACAAAGGCCTGATCATACCCTCCAACATTCCAGTAAGTTTGTTTAGTAACTAGAAAGGAATTGCGGATTGTATTATAGCCAAAATTGCCAGGTAGGTAAATTGCTTCTGGCCTTAGCCCTCTAGCAATCTGAAATCGTATTCTATTGAGATTAAATGCATCGATAACCCAGTCAGAATCTAGCAGGAGATTCCATGCGTTAGATGTATCTCTCATGAGACAGTTCCTAGCACCTTCATTATTCCATCCATAGTCCTTATCGATGCGCAATACACGCCATCGATCAGGGATAGTCATATCAGTGATAGGGTTGTCTTGAGAACCATCATCAATAACAGTATAGTCAAAGCTGCTATAAGGATCACACCGTTCATACCAATCTATAATCTTCTGAAATACTTCTGAACTATTATAGTATGTGTAGTTAACTCTTACTCTAGTGTTATGTATAGGGTCGAACGTATCGCTTCCCTTACCGTGATCCTTATTGCCTGTATACTCTTCAAAGTAGTTGTTATGCACTCTTCTTACTTTTAGGTTTAGCTTTAGCTCTAGTCTTCTTTACCGGCACTTCTTCAGCTACTGGCTCTTCGACAATTACTTCAGGTGCTGGAACGTGATTAGGGAATGCTTTATGAGCAACAGCATGTGTAATACCTTCCCATGGCTCTTTCTTAGCTACCATGTTAAGCACGACTTTTGCATCTTCAGGGTGAATAGACTCGAGCAGTTCAATAAACATCATCTCACGCTTAGTTTGTGATGCTACTGCACGCCCATTCTCTACAAAGATATTAAATCGTTTAGACATACTATACAAACGAGTCTCAACCATAGTTGGATCAGCTTCCTGATAAGGAGGTGCGCCAAGTGGAAGTAGGAATTTCACTGCTGGGTTAAAGCATCCTTGCAGAATGCTCTTAATTGCAAAATTATCACCAACCTTACGCAGAAAGTCTGCCTTCTTGCCTTCAGTTGTTTGTTTAGATGCGTCTCTTAAAATTTCAAAAATTGCTGGTGTAGCCATTACTAGAAGTCTCCAATATGTTCGACTAAGCCTTTTAGTCGTTTCTCAATAAAATAGTTAAATAGGTTAGAGCGTTTTGCTGTTGGCTCTCGGTTAAATTGTTCCATAATATTTAGCCTAATATCATCTGGTGTCTTTCGCAGATCAATAAGATGCATATTACGGTTAAAGTTACGAGCATGCTCTTCACTCTTAAAATCAACGTCTGAGAGATCGCTAAAGTCATCGTCGCAAAAGAAAGCAGATAGGTGATCAATATACTTCTGACGGCATGGCGTCTGTCTACCATTAATTAGGCAATCATCCTTTGATAGAATATTAGGTACACCATCACCTCTATCACCCTTAATGATATGAGTAAGAAGGTACTCAGTAGGGTTGCTATGTTTAATCCAACGCTTACGGATAGGATCAAACTGCTCTACGTTTGAATATGTCTGAAGCTGAATAAAGTCTTTATCACCAGACAGGATAAGGATAGGGTCATGCTTGCCTAGCTGCCTACCATACTTATGACAGATAGTACCGATAATATCATCAGCCTCAGCGCCATCAACATGGATATATTTGTATGGGAAGTTGTCTCTGAGCTCTTCACGAATTTGATTTAGTGCTGTAAATATAGCACCCCAGTCCATTTCGGACTCTTCGCGGAACTTGCGTCGGTGAGCTTTATAGTATGGGAAGAAGTCTTTACGCCAAGATTGTTTGCCGTCATTAGCAATGACAACCTCACCGTATTCATTAACGAACTTGCTTCTATAGTTTCTGATCGAATTCAGAACCATATGTCGCAACAGGTCTTCGTTAATATCTGCATTAGTATGATTGCCTAGTTGAGCCATCATATTTGCAATCATTACCTGATTTAAGTCGATTATAATCATTATCTATTCCTCTATTTGAACCTTATTATAGGCTCTTTATAGGGCAAAGGCAACTCTAATCTTCGTAATCCCAATCTTCATCATCAGGCATTTCGAACTGTAACTCATCTATATCTGGACACGTATCATCAGCAACTTGCTGTAAATAATGCTCCTTACCGTGCATTCTGAATAAGCATGACTTAATTGCCTCATGAATAAGAATCATATCTCTTTTATTCTCTTCACAAAACGTAGGTATGCTTTCTGGATCAGCGTCTGGCATAGCATCAATATAGATATCAAGCTTGTTAAAAACATTAAGGGAAAGATCAAGAGTTACATCAATCAGTAGCTCTTTCTGAAAATAAGCACGATCTTCAGGTGTGTAGTAAATCTTTGGGAACTGTAATATTTTAGCCATACTATTATTTAGGCTTGTTTTTAACAGTCTTACCCTTTCGCTTTTTACTCTTAACCGGTTCTGGTATCTCTTTAGGAGTCATATTAAACTCCTCTAACTCTAGATCTTCCATCTCTTGAGTCCACTTACCACTAATATCAGGGTACCAGAAACCTACAGTACGCTTTGGTTTACCATTATCGTAGTAGGCCATTATGGTAACTTTCCAGCCCATCTTCTTATCCCTATCTTCACCGTAATATAGATCACTCCAATCACCATTGCGAAGATAGTTATTAATATTACTCTCGTAGCCTTTCCAGCTGTAGTAATTAGCTTCAGCGCCTTTGGCCTGAGCTCTAACAGCTTTACGTGCTGCAGACAGCTGTTCTTTAACTGCTTTTAGATACTTTTTGCAGCTCTCATAACTGATAACATGATCAGCCGGTAAAGCAGCTACTGTATGATGTATACTTTTAAGCTCAGATGGATCCTTCTTCCGAGCTTCTCTCGCCTTAGCTAATCTCTCGATCGCTGCTTTCTTCTGGTCCGGCGACATCTTCCTCTTCGTTACGGCCATTTTTGAGTGCTCCTAATAAATGTGTCCATTGAATTTTTCTTACATCCCAGCTAAAGAATGTATCTGCATATTGTTTCTGCATCTGAAGGCGTCTTGATACTAACTCATATCGATCTTGTGCTTGAAATATTTCAATCGCTTCAGTTAAATTAGCGCCAAAGATATTAGCGTGTAGCTGTGGGTCTTCATTGAATGAATATTGATATGTCCAATTAGCAGTAGTTTCAGGTAGTGCGCCGAGGTTAGGATGTACACACAGCAAACCAGCGCTCATTGCCTCCATCATCGCGATGCATGACGTTTCTAACCAGATGCTGGGGTATGCAAAGATGTGAGCTTGCTTAAGGTGCTCGCGTACAATATCGTTGGACTTAAATCCATGATATGTAATCTTTGGATGTACTCTGCATCTCTCAAACAACTCTTCATATGGTTTATCACGCTCACTCCATCCATATGCCTCGAATGACGAGAATACATCCAGGTGGATATTATCATACACAGTGCACAGGCTCTCAAAAACAGGTACTAATAGTTCTAGTCCTCTATGCGGTGTTGTGTGATAGATGATTCGAATTTCTTCAGCAGGATTAGGCTTAGCATGCTCTGGAATAGGTACAATAGCATTCTTAAGCACAACACCCATTGATGGTGGAATCTGTAGAATGTTTTGATATAGATCTTTTTGCCAGTCAGATACATATACCAGCTTATCAAACTTTTCCCAGCCACCATCTTTAAGATGTTGTGATTCGGGGTCCATTGGCAAGTCATGTAACCATAAGACTTTAATCTTATCGTCTTTTAACTCTCTTACTCGCGATGGAATAATTTGAAAGTTTTCCATTAGCTCTGGATCGAGCCGTTCTACTAAGCCGTATTTCATTAGCTCAGTACCACCCATTGCGTTTTGATCTACTTCGTTCTTCTCAACGCCATTTTCAACAAATGTAATTTCCATAATTTAACCTAACAATATATTTGATTTCTTCAATTCTAGCCATTCAATAAACTGATCAGCACCGCCGATATGTTTACCGTCTACAAACACCTGAGGCACTGATCGTGCATTAGGTACTTCCATTAGCAACTTTTCTTTATACGATATACCAACTGCATCATTTGACATATTATATTCAGCAATTGACACTGCATTTTCTTGAGCATATGATTGTGCTGCAAACTTAGCCCTAACACAATGTGGGCAATTATCTTTACTGTAAATCTCAATGTGCATCTAGAAACTCCTTTATATCCTCTGCGCCTTTAAAATTGATACCATAGCCGTGATGAAATAGATCTCTAGCTCTTGTATTAACATACTCTAATGTTAGTTCAGGACTGACCGTTAAACCTTGCTCCATCTGTTTAAGAAATATCTCATCTTGTCTTTCATACATTGGAATAAATACGTCAGGGTCTCGGCCTGCTGTTCCGTTCTCAGGCAGTTTACCGCCCTCATGACTCATTTCCACTACAACAAATTTAATGTCTGGATCAGTAGCTGTAACTAAAGCTTTAGCGATAGGTCTCAAGAATCTGTTTATTTGCTCAGGGTAATTTAATTTGATACTGGACTGAAAAAAGTCAAGAGATGATACAAGCCATTCAATAGGAATACCTCTGGATTCAGATAAGCTGTACTTCACATCAGCCAGCCAACCGCTGACATTTAAAAGTGTATGATTATCTGATTCAGGTAATACTAATGTGGTAATGGCATGAATAGTAGGGCAGAATATGACAGCGCTTGGTTTGGGATATTTTGGGTCCAAAGCATGGGCTAAGTTGTATACTACTGATAGTGTATCTAGTCCAGATATGGCCATGTTATACGTTTGTTTACCAGTTACACTCTGTATACAGCCGGGCAAGGTCTCTTCCCAAGGCAATCCTGGATTCTCTATAGGGCTCTGACCAATAACTAGGATATACCCATCATCGAGATCAGTTAGATTGTGAGGGTTACGGAAACCAAAGCTATCATAATCATATGAGAAAGAGCCAATTGGTCTATCATAATGAATCCAATCCGGCCCAAACATCTCTCTTGCTTTTTGAAAATGTTGTTCGCTTTCAAATCCTAGAGCGTGAAGACCTATAATTTCTCTAACAGGATCAGCTCTAGTAATAAAACCAGTCACCTGATCGATGACAGGTGAAGTTAAATAACTCATAATATATGTACTCTAATTAAAATGTAAATCTGTTAGTTGAATCATCCAACATCGTTAATACACCTTCAACGGACCAACCAGCGTCGGTCATTGCTGTCTTAGTTACTTCAAATGAATGGCCAGCGCTCCAAAACGCGGCGGCATCACTAGCTTGCAACCATGTAACTGTTGTTGTAAATGTTGAACTGTTAGCAACTTCAGCTGTGCGTGTTGCTTTGCCTGCGACTACTTCTGCGCTCAATACTGGTTGATTTTCACCAAACAGCCCATCAAGTGCGATGAGTGCGTCTTCACTAGTTGTGAAATTAGATTCAGCATTTCCTGTATATGTAAATGCTACTGTTACGTTATCTGCCATTTTATGACTCCTGTTTCCAAATTGTCCAAGCGCCATAAGCGATAGCGCCATATGCCGCAATGGATGCGATAGGTTTAAATACTAGAAAGATTACACCAGCAGCAACAAGCATAATACCGTCCCATGATGTTCTCTCTTTTAATCTGTTAATTACCCAATTCATTTTTTCCCCTTCTTAGGTGCTTTAAGCGCTTTTATTTCTGCTTCCATTGTCTCGATACGAGTTTTGAGATTTGGATACTGATCTAACCATTTATCTTCGCGCTTGGCTATCTCTATATCATATTTATCAGCCAAATAGTCCATAAAATTGTCGATATGGTTCTGAAACCATACACCTACTTTTGTATTCTGAAACCACTGATAGAACGAACTACCAACAACTGACCCCATAATAGATTTAATTAAGAACCAATACATTTCCACTCCGAGTATATTCTGTTATTATCCCAGCGTAAGTCAACAACTTCACAGTTGAGCTCTTCTGCTATCTCTATATTTAGCCTGAACGTCCAAGGGAAAAGTTTAATGTTTTGAAACTCAGGACTAGGATGATCATGTACACCTGGATTCTGTCTCCAGATAATTTTACCGCCTGGCTTAACATGTGATACCATCTTTCTAGTCTGGTTAAACACCTCAGTAAATGTACCAAAATTAATCGAACCTAACGCCAGTGCAATATCGTACTGAGGTCCAACATAGTTCTCTATAGATACTAGCTCATCAGCGCATATATTATATGGGTCAATTCCCCAGAGCCTATCTTCAAACCATCGCTTAAGTGGATTAAACCCACAACCAACATCCAGTATAGTACCTTTTCCCTGTACAGGCAACTGGGAAAGTATATTATAACCTGTTAACGAGAACTGCGACCAGTCCTGTTTCCAATGCTCACTAAAATACGTTTCTATATTCATAAATACTATTATAACCTATTAATGCTTAGAAGTCAACATGAGATATCACGAAACACAAAAAAAAGCATTTCTGCATATACCTCGCACTGCTGGTCGAACTATTTATCAGAACTGGCCAGGGAGTAAAGAGGTGACCTTTATTGCCAAACGCGATGATGATCTTGGTTCAACGCATCCTCAGCATCAGTCCAGAAATACTCTGTGTAACGCGCATCCGTTTTTACATGACTATGAGTGGTTTACTGTAGTTAGAAATCCGTACTATCGCGTCATAAGCCAATGGATATGGTGCCTGCAGGTGTTGGGTTTAAATAAGCAAGAGATTGAAGACACATTTCATATTCTACCTTATGCTGTCCTCAATGCGCACGACTTTGAGGAGAGAGCATTTCGAGGATATGACATCCCTGATATATTGTTAATGATTAGTAGTATAAGAGGACCTTTAAAAGCCGCTAATAGTATAAGATTAGCGGAACAGTGCGACAAAGTATTTAAATATGAGAGTATACATGAGGTTGAAGAATATCTCGGCGTATCGTTCACTAAAAGAGTCCCAGATGTGGCGGCCAAGGACCATTACTCAACTTATGATAGATTTATGACATCCGCATATATTGGTCGTATTAATCGTTTCTATAAGGAAGAATTTAAACAATTTGGTTATGAAATGATAGCATAGCTAAATATGTGAGTATGGAAGATATTTTTGCACTAATCAGAGACGTAGGCGTTCCTATAGCTTCAGCTGTCGGTGCAGGAT